TATTATTGGTAGTGGTGAAGGTGAATTAAGTGCACAATAAAATGCTGACATAGTTGTATAAAACGCTATGGCTTGGTTCTCTGCTACCTGATTTGAAGTTTTTAATAAGTTATCTTTGTTTAGATCTCTGTTACTAACTCTTAGATAGCTACCACTTAGTTCTCCATTAAACTTAGCTTCTTCACTAATATGCGGATATACTAGTGACAATCCTTGAGGTGTTTGTACTGTGTCTGTATATGCAGTACTAGTTATGCCTGTTGATTGTGAATAGATATCTCCATCAGATCCGTTAATAAATGCTGTATCAATCGAACCAGTATGTTCTGGTCTTGAGCCTGATAGTATTACTGATTTTGCTTTGCTTCTTGATAGTACGTGTGGTTTGATAATAATTCCTGTATCAGCTACTGCTCTAGCAGGAATAAAATCTTTAATCATTTTAAACACTGTATTATCAAAAAACTTAATCAATCTTACATAATCCTGTACATTATACGACCCAGTAACTGCTGCTTGCTTAAGTATTGTATTTGTTAACTCTACAAGGTTTGATGTTACTACTCCTGTACTACTATATGTATGGTACCTATCAGATGTTAGATTTTTAGGATCTCCAAGATAGTCATCTATATTAAAATTTGCTAGAGAAGCTGTTGCTTTTGATGCAGATATAATAACATTATCTATGTTATCGGTAGGAGAGAATCCTATCTCTATTGGATGTAAATCATCAGTATATTTATTGTCTCTTTTTACAATAGATGTATAACTTGAAAGAGTACTCCCTGTTACTATACTACCGGTATTGTCTAATCGTATCTTATCTAAAGAACTTGTATAGTATTGGTAGTCACCATAAAAAGGTCTTTCGTTGGTATTTCTACCTCCGTATAGTTTTATATCTAGAATATCGCTTGGTATTCCTAAACAGTTAATAAGCGCTCTTAATCCTCTCTCTGTTCCTTTTGATTTTAAAAGTAGAGGTAAATTATGATATATACGTTTTTGAATCTCTTTTTGATAGTTGTCGTAAGAAGTTGGAGGTACGGGTGTAGTATTTGGATCAACTAATAATCGTACTGAAAATCCAGCATCTTTAGGAGCACTAGTCCCTGTAAATGTTAGTACGTTGTCACTACTGCCAGTAATTCGAAAACTTTGGCTTGAAGATATTGCTGTATCTGTTGAGCTCCACCAGTTTCCATTTCCATTAATACCTGTAAAAACTCCAGTTCCAGTACGTTGCCCTCCTGGAAGACCTGTAAAACCACTGCTATTATCAGCGCCTACATTTGGACTTTGCCAAAGTGAACTTGTCGATTTCATTTTACCTCCTGCTGCACCTGTTCCTCCTAAAGAACTTGTTAGTGCATACCATTCTTCAGTTGTAGGTATATGATATCCTTCTGGAGCTAATCCTCTAGGATCGCTTACTGCGTACCAGTTGTATAGTTTTCCGTAAACAGATCCTGAAGTTGTATCGTTGTCATAGTAGCACCATGCACCTGTAGTTAGAGCTCCCCAAACTGCTGAGCTGGTTATTTCCGGTATTGGATCTCCATTTCTGTAAGTAGCTACATCTAAATTTTGTGTTGTCCAGTCCTGCGTACCTATTGAAGCTGTCGGCAGAGATATTATAAATTTATCTACTGTTTCTGCTACTATATAGTTATTAATCTTTTCACTCCCTGATTGATATGCTTGTCCGATAAATGTAGTAAATAAATCCTCTACTGATTTGTTTGAAGTGTATAATTTAACTCCAAAATTCTTTAAAGCTTCTCCTACCAAGTCTTTTGAAATACCGTGATCAATTCTATTGTCAGCATCATACTTATCTGTTACTGCTTTTGAATATAGCCATAGGTTATCAAAATGCTGTCCAACCATATATACAAATGTCAAATAATTTTCATTATTTGCATCGTCTCTTAGGTAGGTTGGTATGCTGTATACTAGTGAATTGTAGTTTGTATTGTCATAGCTAATTGCATTTGCAATTTCACTTGTATACCATGTAATTGCTTCTGTTGACGTACTTGGTTTGTTAATATAAGGTTTGGTAGTGTTGCTTTTTGGCCAACAACTACTCCCTGATTCGTAGTATAGAAATCTTTCATAATGATCGAAATTACTAACTACTCCTGTTATTAATTTTTCATAATAATCTCTACTTCCTGACACTCCTTGTAACCCTGTTGTAGCGTTTGATACCGATGCTATACTTGCTGAGTAGCTATTTATAAGATCTACTTTATACTTAAAGTTAAGAAGACGTTCTTGTGCAGAAGAAAAGTGTATGAAGTCATTAAAATCTGTATAATCTACACTAATGTCTATACTCTTTTCCTTGACTGCTGTAAATATTTGATTGTTGGAATTATTTATAGGGAAACTAAATAGTTCGTCGTAGTTATAGTATTTTGTTGGTATTATATTAGAATCTACTGCATCAATATTAAAATTTGCAGATCTTAAAGTAGGTGCTACTATTGGTGGTGTTATAAATTCCGCCTCTATTTCGTAAGCAATAGAATCTGATACCACTTCTGCTATACTTAGTGTACTTTTAATTCCATAGGTTGTAGGTAGTGGTTCATAAAGTTTTACTACAACTACTCTTCCGGTAGGAGAATCTAACGTGTCAATATTTGTTGCAATAAGAAGATCGTTTTCTCTAAAGTTTAACCTAAACCCTGTAAAGTATGATTGATTTTCTAATTTAGCCTTTATTGCAGATGTAATGGTTGTTAAATCTTGTGATGATATGTTTAGCGTTGCTAAACTTAACTCTGTTCTATCTGCAGATATGTCTTGAATATAAAACTCAACTTTATCTTTTCCTTCTGCATATAAGTCATCTAGGAAGTGATACAATAATTTTACACCTCCTGTTTCATATCCGTAAGCTTTGCTGTCTGCAATAGGGTCGATTGTCAATGCAGAGGTACCTTCTAAGCCTGCTGATTGTGCATCTATCGATTGTTTGTAGTTTGTATAGTCATATACACTCTCTAGCAACTCATCTGATAAAGATAGTATGTGTAATTCAGAATAATTTTTAGTTGGGTTAAATATATTATTAATCTGAAAGGAACTTACTAAGTCTCTGTCTTCTTGGGAGTATTGCTCAAAACCTACTATATTTTCTGGTGAGTCTTGGTTAACTGTATAAACTATATCTGCCATCTATGTTATGTTTGTTTCTAGTGTTAATATCTGTTGATTTAATGCTAGATTTTCTTGTCTTAATTGTGCTATTTCATCTAATAATGGCTGTATGTCTTCTGTGACTCTGTCGAAGGATAGTAATTCTGAACTCTTTTTTACTAAGTATTCATGAGAATTCGACTCTCCTGTCACATCTATCACGTAATACAGCTTTTCATATAACCTAAATAACTCTTCTGGTGTATCTGGATCTTCCTCCGGTACTGGTTGTGTGAAGGTTCTAAAAGTGTTATCAACTACCTTACTGAAATCAGTACTGTTAAAAACTGTTCTCTGTATGTTAATATCATTAGCCATTTCTTACTACTTTAAATATATTTTGGTTATCTACTACTGTAGTGCTTCCATCTAAAGTCGTTTTTATTAATATACGATAATATCTCTCTGGTTGCAACCCATCCATGTACACATCAAAGAAGGCTCCGTTTGAATCACAACTTATCTTTGTAAATTTAGTATCAAAATCAACAACCATCTCTTCTGTATTCTCGTCCCTTAGTCCCCAGTATGAAGCTGAAGGAAGAGCATAATTTGTTAGATACGCTGAGGATGTTGTGAATGATCTAACTGGGTATTTAGGTCTTGCTGAAAGTCTAAATCTTTGTTTTCCATTATCTACGTATTTACCTTTATTGTTTGTTAGGTTAATAATTGAAATACTATTTGAAAGAACTGATAGAGAACCTGTGCTGTAGGTACTATCATCCCATTTGAATTCTAAGAACGGTGGGTAAATAGTATTCGTATCTACACTATAGTATTTTAGTCGAATAGACGATGTTGTATTATACTCTAAATCATTAGGTAGTTTCAATATAAACCCACTGTTAACTAATGTATTATTATTAAATAATTGAATAGCTCTAGTTACGTCTATGTTTACATCATTTGTAGTATTTAGACCATGTGATTGAGTAAATTCTAAATTTACACCTGCCGAACCTGTATACCAATTTCCCCCTCCTGCTATTGAACCGGACTTAAAAGAACCTGTCGTATTTGGAGCAAATCCTGTTGTTGTCCATGGACTTGTTTCTCCTCCTGCTTTATATTGCCAAGAAACTCCTGTAGTATTAACTGGTGTATCTCCAAATTTTCCTACACCATTATCCCATACTCCATATACTGGGTATGCATAAAGGGTGTAATCAACTGGTATTTCGTAGGCATCTGCTAGGTATAGGTTTAAACTTGCACTATATCCTACTGCTCCTATTTTACTAGCAATTACGTCTTGGATTTCAGAGGTTCTATATTGAACAAGTATTCGGTTTGTTTCTCCTGTACCTGTAATATCTGAGTATCCTCCTATTTCAATTATCTCATCCTTTCCAGCATTGCCGGTTGGAACTTCTGATGATATAAATGCATCTTTTTCTGGAAATATTCTATATACTGCCATGTTATAGTGTTGTTATTCTTCCGTTAATGTCTGTGTTTGGAAATTTTACCTCAAAGATACATGGATCATATGATGGATAAACTATATTATTCCTAGTAGCTCCTTGTATATCATATGCGTATTGTGAGTACAATCCTCCTACTTTGTTTACAACCTCTACCTTTTGTACTGTTTGTACACCTTTTACTTGGTCAAGAAGTGTATAAATACTTGAAAGATTAATTGGTTGGTTAATACTCCACTTTGTTATATTAAAATAATCCTGTATTAGGTTTGTACATGCTAGTAGTACGTCTCTTCCTAGAAAGTCAGGTTTTACTATAATGTCAAAATTAACACCTATGTTTACGATAAAAGCGTCTTTAATATTTAAAGCATCTGTTAAAATCATGTATTCTGAAAGATATGTTTTAAGATTGTTTTTTAAGGTAACTGTTGCTGGTGTTAAATTTTTGTTATTATCGTAAGCTAATGTAAATAGTGATAGCGATAATGGATTACTATCAATTATGCTATCTGTAGTGCTATTTGGATTTGTTAACTGGTCTTGTGTTATATATACTTTTGCAATTGATCCATATTTAGAATCCATCGATAAAGCCCTAACTGTATAATCTTGAAGAGTTACTGCTCTCCCTTGTTCGTTAAAAGCTCTTAATGAATTTTCTCTTAATTCATCTACAGTATCTCCATCCCTTCCTCCTACTGCTGGAAATATGTTATTAAATGTTACTGTTGATAGTTCTCCTGGTGCTGTGCTTCCTGTTGCATTTGTTACAGTTCCTGTATATCCTACTAAAGTTGTTATAGTATTTGCCGGTGCATTTGCTTGTACTCCTCCTCCTACTATATACGTTATTGTTAACGTTATAAAAGATGGAGCAAGTCCGTATGCTCTTGTTGATAGAAAATTTGAAGGATCAAATGCGTAGTCAATTCTCTTAACTCCTTGATTTGAACCTAGACCTACATTAGTTGGATCTGGTGATATTGTTGAATCATCCTGTCCTGCAATTCCTGCTCCAAATTGGATTTGCATTTGACCGTTAGCTAGGAATCTTGTTGTAAATCTTCTAGGAACTCTTTGAAGTGATAAACTATATGGTACTATCTGGTTATCTGGATTAGTATTTGTGTTGTCTATGAAAATTGTATCTTGTCCTAAAAAGGGAACTTCGTACCAAATATTTGCGTTACTATCAACTACTGACTGTATACCTATAATATTAGCATCGTCTATTGTAATTGTTTTAAACTTCTCTATAGTATCAATTACTTGTGTTATTACTTTTACTTCTCCTGATACTGCTTTTGCTGTTTTGGTTAATCTGAACTCACTAGGATTTCCTGAGACTAGTGTTTCTACTTCTGCATCTGTATTATCGTAGGAGCTTGAGAATCTAAAGTCAATAGGTTTCTCAATAAAGAAATTTACTTGGTCTGCTACTGTTGATCTTATTCTTGTATAGCTTGGTATGATTAGAGCTTGATCCCAGTTTGGTTCTCCTCCTACTGCACCTACTATTTGAGATACTTCTATATCGACTGTTGAAGGAGTTGTTATTTTTGGACGATACCCCATCATGTATGCTAAGTTATATAGATTTGAAGGATTCTTAGCGTGTTGTACGTAGGTTTCTTGTAGTTGTGTATCTTGGTAGAACGATAAAATGTCTCCTACGTAAGATGCCATTTCTATAAACATCATACCTGGTGATGATGGTGAGAAGTCGTTGTAAGAGTCTGGGAAGTAGTTCTTAGCGTACTCGATTAGTTGGTCTCTAAAATCCCCAAAGTCTTTATTTATATATTTTATATCTCTATCTTGAGCCATTATTGTTCAAAGTTAATTAACAATTCGTCTTGTATATTTGTTTGAGTAACGCTGTATTTTATGTAAACTGTTACTGTATTCGTATCAGGAGAAGTTGCTACTCTCACATCGCTTACCTGTAGGGTGGGAAAGTAAGTTGAAATTTCAGTACGAATTACTGCTTCTATTTCTCCTTTTTTATCTTCTGTTATTTGATCAAAAAGTAATCTCCTTAATCCTGCTCCTAAATCTGGATTTAAGTACCTCTCTCCTTTGTCTGTCAGGAAGTGGTTAACTAGGTTTGCTTTTAATGCATCCTGTGTTGTGTATGTTGAGTTAAATACAGAATTAGAAGAAAAGGGTAGGCTTACACCAACTGCTTTTCTAGCCTGTAAATCTAGTGGATTTATTTTCTGTATATTAAATGCCATTATGCTCCGAATCTTTGTTTATCTTTCTCTACTGATGCTTTAAATACATCTCCTGCTCTCATCATAAAATCAAACTGAGATATATCTAATCCCGGTTCTGGACCTTGTTTAAATCCTTCTATAGGATTCATTCCTAAACCTGGTGCTTGTACCATGTCCGATGTTGCACTTATTAGGTTTTGGTACTCTCCTTGAGTCATTGAGTACCTAGTCTCGTTCATTAAATCTGCAATTGGATCACCTGTAGCAATTGGTCTTGCAACTATAGGTTTGTGCTCTGCATACTTCGTTACAGTTTGTTTTGGTACTTGTACAGGTCTTACATCTTCAGAAAGAATTGTTTGTAATTCCTCACGAACTGCCTCTTTTACTGCTTCTTTTATTAATTTTTTTAATAAATCTAACTTCATATTAATAAATAGTTATGTTATGTAAATTGATTATCTATTTCAAATTTTAACTCATCTAAGAGTACTTGTGTATCTGAACTAAAAGAAGAGTCTCCCCTTAGTCGAATTGTTCCATTTTTATCTTTTGCAACTGCATATCTTCTTGGTGCTATTTTAGGAGAATCCGGATCTTGTATGATTGATAGTGTATAGTTTTTGTATACAGGATCTTGAACTATACCACTTGTAGGCGGTTG